AACGCCGACATGACGTTCGATCCCAACGACATCATGCGGCTGCTGGCCTTCTCCGGCAACCCAGTGAAGAACATTGTTGGCGGCACCGGAGTGGCCCGCAAGAAGGAAAAGACATTCCACCTCAATCTCGACAAAGATGCTGATGGCAACCTGCTGATGGATGCGATGGGCTTGGCCCGGGCGAAGCAGATGGGCACCGGCTTCATGATGATCCAGCGTCAGGTGTTCGAGACCCTGATCGAACGCCACCCCGAGTGGCGTTTTCACGATGTGGCATCAGGCCGCACGATCTACTCGTTGTTTGACTTCAAATCCACTCCGGAGGGCTACATCGGGGAGGACTACAACTTCTGCGACCGCGCTCGCGCCGATGGCTTCCAAGTCTGGGTTGATCCGACGATCAAGCTGGGTCACATGGGCGTCACCGAGTTCGAGGGTGCGTTCGGTGAAGACTACCTTTACCCGATGATCAAGGCTGCACAAGAGGCGGCTGAGAACGAACCTCCCATGGTGGCGTATGGCTAAGAGTCCGGCATGGCAACGAAAAGAAGGCAAGAACCCGAAAGGTGGTTTAAACGCGAAGGGGAGGGCCTCCTACAACGCGGCCAATCCCGGAAAGCCCGGCTTGAAAGCGCCGCAACCCGAGGGTGGCTCAAGGAAAGACAGCTTCTGCGCCAGAATGTCCGGTATGAAGAAGAAGCTGACGTCCAAGAAGACGGCGAATGATCCGAACAGCCGGATCAACAAAAGCCTACGCGCATGGAAATGCTGATATGACGGAACCCACGGATCAAGTAAAGTCACTCATCGACGCCGCTTCGCTCTTTACAGCTTTCGGTGCTTTTTTTGAGATGTTGCCTGCCATCGCGGCGCTGTTTAGTATCGTCTGGACAGGTATGCGGATTATCGAGATGGTCTCGGGCAAACCCATCAGTAAACTCTTTGGTAGGGGTAAATAAATATGAACGAAGCTGAACTCGAAGCCCGTCGCCGTATGCTTGAAGCCGCGTTGTCCAGTGGTAAAGCGACCGCTGATGAGAAGGCCGAACTTGACGCCGCTTATCGGCGGCAAGACAAACTGAACGAGAAGGGTCACAAAACTGCTCCAACGACCCGAACTGAAATGGGCAAGGGTAAGCTGTTCAAGAAGGGTGGCTCAATCGATGGCTGCGCACAGCGCGGCAAAACCAAAGGACGGATGATATGAAAAAGCGAACGAAAACCAAGCGTTACTACGAGGGCGAAGACGTTCGCGTTGATGACGATAATCCTGAGTCGCAGAGAGTCTATCGTTCCGATGGTATGACGGAGTATTCCGACGAAGAGCGTATGCCCCGTGGTTCCAAGTCTGTTGCCCGCAAGGCGGCACAGACAAGCGCCGCTCGTGCCCAAGCAATCGAAGCTCGCGGCACTGCAGATACCAGCCAATCTCCGTCAATGACAGAATCTCCCCGTAACGCGATTCGCGGTGAAGGCGCAGCCTTTGATCGCGGCTCACTGACCGGCTCGTATCGTCGCATGAGCGAGGAAGCCAAGTCTGGTGCCAAAGGCCGTCCGATGACGGAGCGTGAGCGACAAGCGTTGGAAGCCGCAGGGCTCGCTGCAACGATGATACCTGCTGGCCGTGTGGCCAAGGGAGTTTACGAGGTAGGAAAAGCCGCGACCACGGCCCGTCGCATGGGTAATGTGTCGAAGGCGTATGACGCCGAGAAGGCTGCTGCGGCAGGTGAGCGAGCAGCCAAGCTGGCTGAGATTGAAAAGAAATCCGCCGAGGTAAAGCGTTCTCGTGATATTAGCCGCGCCCGAGAAGATATGTTTGGTAGCCAAGAGGCGGCAAAAGATGCTGCCCAGCGAGGACTTATGCGCCGTGGCGGCAGCGTCAAACGCTACTCTTCGGGTGGTTCCGTTTCGGCCTCCCGCCGTGGTGATGGTATTGCCTCCCGGGGTAAGACCCGTGGCAGGATCATATGAGCGAAAAAACCAAGGAAATGCTGGCTAACCTTAGCCCAGCTTATGGCATCGCCACAGGTCGCGGCATGTTCGGTAAGGCCGCAGATAAAGGTTTTCTTGGCCTTGGCGCAAGAGAGTTGGCGAACCGAGGTCAGCAAAAGGCTGAAGAGAAGGCGGCTCAGGAGCAGCTTATAAAGCAAGGCATTGCTGCAGCCCCGGCATCCCAAGCGCAACTCGCGCAACCGGCGGCAAAGATGAGGAAGGGCGGCTCCGTTTCCCGTCGAGCGGATGGCATAGCGCAGCGCGGCAAGACGAAAGGTCGGATGATCTGATGCCTGCGGTATCTGAAAAGCAAAAGCGTTTCATGCAGGCCGTGGCCCATAACAAGGGCTTTGCCAAGAAGGTCGGTGTCCCACAATCCGTGGGTAGTGAGTTTTCTCAATCAGGAGGTGGTCAAGTGAAAGAATCCAAAGCGATGGTGAAGAAGGAAATGGCGTTCATGCAGAAGAAGGGCGCTCCGAAGTCGATGATCAAGCACGAGAAAGCTGAAGCCAAGGGAATGCCTTTCTCCAAGGGCGGCGGCGTGTTCCGCAAGTCTGCTGACGGCGTTGTCCAGCGCGGCAAGACCAAAGGCAAGATGCTGCGTAAGGGCGGCAAGGTTTGCTGACATGATGCGCTCCCGTGGCATGGGGGTTATCAACCCCAAGAAGGTCAAGGCCATCAAGAAGCGAGATGGTGACGAGCCTGTTAAGCTGTTTAAACAGGGCGGAGAAAGCAAAGTAAACGAAGCTGGTAACTACACCAAGCCGGGGATGCGTAAAGCTCTTTTTGAGAAGATTAAGTCTCAGGCGGTGCAGGGCACGGGGGCTGGGCAGTGGAGCGGGAGAAAAGCACAGTTGCTGGCGAAGCAATATAAAGCCAAGGGCGGCGGGTACAAGGGATGAAAGCTCCGCAGCAGAGTCTCAAGTCATGGGGTGACCAGAAATGGCGCACCAAGTCCGGTAAGCCCTCCAGCAAGACTGGGGAGCGGTATTTACCGGAAGCCGCCATCAAGTCGCTTACACCGGCTGAATATGCTGCCACAACCCGCGCCAAACGCGCAGGCAAGGCCGCAGGCAAGCAGTTTGTGCCTCAACCACCCAAGGTGGCCAAGAAGGTTGCCAGACACCGTAGAATCGGTTGAAAGGGCAGTAAATGACGACTTCCGGAACCGTAGCATTCAACCTTGATTTAAACGAGGTGATCGAAGAGGCTTTTGAGCGTTGTGGCCAAGAGCTTCGCTCGGGCTACGACTTCAGGACTGCCCGTCGCTCCCTCAACCTGCTGACCATCGAGTGGGCAAACCGTGGCATCAACTTCTGGACTATCGAGGAAGGCTCGATCCCCTTGGTGACCGGTCAGGCTGCTTATGATCTTCCCGTGGACACCATTGATCTGGCGGAGCAGGTTATCCGCACGGGCACCGGTCAGAACCAGCAAGACCTGACCATCACCCGGATCAGTATGCCGACCTACGCCTCCATCCCGAACAAGAACTCCTTGGGAAGGCCGATTCAGGTTTGGGTTGATCGTCAGTCCGGAGCCACTTACCCAGCCGGTGGACGCCCGAACGGCACCGATACCACCACCGGTGTTGATGCACCGAAAATCCACATCTGGCCGACCCCGAACAGTCCGGGAAGCCAATACACCTTCGTCTACTGGCGTCTGCGCCGGATGCAGGACGCTGGCACTGGCGTCAAAACCCAAGACATCCCGTTCCGCTGGATTCCGTGCTTGGTGTCCGGTCTTGCCTATTACCTGTCCCTGAAGATTCCGGGCGCTGAGATGCGAACAGCCGGTCTGAAGGCGGAATACGAAGAGCAATACAAATACGCCGCTGAAGAGGATCGTGACAAGTCCGCCATCCGCTTCGTCCCGAGACGGATGTTCATCGGATAATGGGCAATCGGTTTGCATCAGCCAAAAACTCGATAGCGATCTGTGATCGCTGCGGCTTCCAATACAAGCTGAAGGAGTTGAAGGAGCTGATCATCAAGACCAAGAAGATCAACGTCTTGGTCTGCCCGGAGTGCTGGGAGCCTGACCATCCTCAGTTGCAGTTGGGGATGTATCCGGTCTACGACCCGCAGGCTGTTCGCAATCCGAGGAAGGATACGAGCTACCTGACCTCCGGCAACAGTGGTCTGCTGCTGTCTCCGGCTGATGTCGGGACACCAGAGGGCGGTAGTCGTATAATCGAGTGGGGCTGGGCTCCGGTCGGCGGAGCTAGGGCGAATGATGATTACCTGACTCCCAACTCGCTGTTCCCGACCATTTCACTGGGCACGGTTACCGTGGCCGTAACTTAGGAGAAACACATGGACGCGAAGAAAGCAGTCAGGAAGCACGAGCAGAACATGCACCCGGGCAAGAAGCCGACCTTCAAAAAGGGCGGCGTGACGTCGATTGAGATGAAGAAAGTGGGCCGCAACATGGCTCGCGTCAACAACCAGAGGAGCAAGTGATGGAACCCGTCAAGAAAGTAGCCTCCGTCAAGGTTGGCGCTGCTGACAACCAGAAGACCATCAACGACCTCCGGGTCTCGGTTGGCAATCTGAGCAGCAAGGGTTATCCCGAGCCGAAGACTGACGGCATCAAAATTCGTGGCACCGGCGCAGCTACCAAGGGCGTGACGGCACGAGGCCCGATGTCTTGAGGTAAGCATGAACTACTCGACACTGTTTTCGTCCATCAAGGGGTATCTTGAAAATGATTTCCCGAATACCAGCTTTACTGGTAGCACCGGAGCGACGGTCGAACTCACCAGTGCCGAGCAGATCAACACCTTCATCACGCAGGCCGAACAGCGCATCTACAACACCGTCCTGTTCCCCGCTCTGCGGAAGAATGTTACCGGCTCTACTTCGGCCAACATCAAGTACCTGAACTGCCCGACCGACTTCCTCGCCGTGTATTCCATGGCAGTGGTGGACGGCACCGGTGCCTACAGCTACATGCTGAACAAGGATGTCAGCTACATCCGTGCGGCTTACCCTGTCCCCACGGACACTGGCCTGCCCGCTTACTACGCGATGTTCGGGCCGGTATCCACGGACGAGACCGAGCTGACGTTCATCCTTGGGCCGACGCCTGACGCCGTTTATACGGTCGAGCTGCATTACTTCTACTATCCGGAGTCGATCACCACGACCGTCAGTGGCTACACATGGCTGAGTGAGAACTACGATCCCGTTCTGCTCTACGGCTCCTTGGTTGAGGCTTACACGTTTATGAAGGGTGAGCCGGATATGATTGCCCAATATGAAAAGAAATTCCAAGAGTCCCTGATGATGGCCAAACGCCTTGGCGACGGGATGGAGGCTAGTGACCAATATCGGTCTGGGAAGGCTAGGGTTCCGGTGCTATGAAACGCTTTACGCGACAAGAGGCCATGCAGCTTGGGCTTAAAAAATGTTATGGTCTGGTATGCACAAAGCATCCTGAGTTAGAGGGCTATCGGTACGTCTCTGGCGGGTGTTTTGGTTGTGCTAAAGAATGGGTTAAGGCCCGCCGAAAAGCTGATCCAGAATTAGCCCGTAAACAGAGCAGAGAGTCAAGCACTAGGTGTAGGGCGCTACGTTTGAAAAATCCACCCCTTCGCAAGAAAGTTCTTGATTATGGTAGTGCTTATAGAAAGGCTAATCGAGAAAAAGTGGAGGCAACCAAACGTAAATGGTCTACCGCGCATCCAGAGTTGGTCAAATTGTATGCAAAACGCACCAGAGCAAAAAACCGTGGGGTCGTAGTAGCAAATACGGTTAAGCGTCGTCTGGCAAAAATCCATCGCACCCCAAAATGGATCGGCCCCGAAGAGCAATGGCTTATGAAAGAGGCGTACGAGCTTGCAGCAAGGCGAACAAAACTGTTAGGGTTTGCGTGGCATGTCGATCATATAATTCCCTTACAGGGTAAAACAGTTTCCGGATTGCACGTCCCGAATAACCTTCAAGTAATCCCAGCTGTGGTTAATATCCGCAAGGGTAATAGGCTATGAGCTTCACCGGCAACGCACTGTGCAACGTCTTCAAGACCGGCCTGCTGGACGGCACCTACGACTTCGGCACGGGCACCACTGATGTCTACAAGATCGCGCTCTACACCAACGCTGCGACGCTGGACTCCGACACCACCGCCTATACGACCACCGGTGAGGTTACGGACTCCGGCTACACCGCTGGCGGTGCAACCTTGACCATCAACCAAGTGCCGACTATCGGAGCCCAGACCGGAAGCGGTGCTTCAGCGTATATCTCGTTCTCGAATGTGTCGTGGTCTGGTGCGATCACCGCCCGTGGTGCTTTGATTTACAAGTACAACGGTACGACTAACCCGGCTGTCTGCGTGCTGGACTTCGGTTCCAGCAAGACTTCAACCACGACGTTTCAGGTGCAATTCCCATCGGCTACCAGCACCTCGGCCATTATTAGACTAGGATAAGGAGTAGAACATGGAAGTCAAATCGAAAGCTGGCGGCGTATACCGCATCGAGTGTTTTAACAAAGACGGCGAACTGAAGTGGTTTGTCGAAGACCACAACCTCGTGGTTAATGAAGGCCTTCAGTATATGAACGCTGCGGCTTTGACTGGGGGCGCTGTATCCTCTACGTGGTATCTGGGTCTGTATGGCGCTGGTGCGTCGAACACCCCGGCTGCTGGCGATACGATGGCATCCCACGCTGGCTGGACGGAAGTTACTCCGTATAGCAACGCTACGCGCCCGACCTGCACGTTCGCCACCCCGACTACGGCTGATCCGTCGGTTGCTACCAATTCGGCATCCCCGGCGACCTTCAATATCAACGCTACGCAGACGGTTGGTGGTGCGTTCTTGGTCAGCAACAGCACCAAGGGTGGTTCGACGGGTACGTTGTTCTCGGCGTCGGACTTCAGCTCCCCGGGTGACCGTTCGGTAGTGTCTGGTGACACGCTGAATGTGACGTATACCTTCAGCCTCGACGCAGCTTGATTTAGCGCGTAGGAGCGAATAAGGGTGTTCGGTCTAGACACATTTTCCGGGGCACCTTTTTCCTCGCTTTCCGGTGTAGCGTATTTATCTTCCGTATCTGAAACTGCTTCTGGTAGTGACGCTGTTTCCAGCCTCGCGGTGTTTACGCCAGCCGTATCAGAACTCGCAACTGGCTCGGACACCATCAGCAGCAAGGCGGTTTTCCAAGGAACAGTTTCAGAGCTATCCACGGGTTCTGATTCTGCGTCCGCTACGGCTGTCTTTTATTCTGCTCTCTCCGAGCTGTCCACCGGTAGTGATTCTTCCGTTGGGTATGTTACGTTCCCGGCAAGTGTCAGTGAGCAGGCACAGGGATTCGATACAGTTTCTGCGGTAGCGCTGTTTGCACCGTTGATATCAGAAACGGCCACTGGCTCTGACCTGCTCTCCTCGTCGTTTGTATTTTTTGGTAACGTGTCGGAGACCGCGACCGGTTCGGATGTAGCTTCGACAGCAGTTATATTCCCTGTTTCTCTGTCCGAACTAGCTGCTGGAAGTGACTCTTCCGTTGGTTACGTTACGTTCCCAACGTCTATATCGGAAAGCGCCGTCGGCACGGATGCCTTAATTGCCACGGCAATCCTGAATGTGGCCTTCTCTGACACGGTAACAGGTGCGGATGTTATCATTGGGGCGTTCTTGTGGAACCTGATTGATGACGTGCAGAACGCGAATTGGGCGCAGATTACTGCAAATACGCCGACGGGCTGGGTTGAGATTACCGGAGAGGCTTCGACAAACTGGCAAATTATTGATACGGATACGTAAATGGCCCTCGTACTCAAAGATCGCGTAAAAGAAACAACTGCCACTGCCGGAACCGGAACAGTTACTCTGGCGGGCGCTTCTACGGGGTATCAGTCCTTCTCGGCCATCGGCAACGCCAACACGACCTACTATTGTATTGCGGGTCAAGGTACCGCCGAGTGGGAAGTCGGCATCGGCACCTACACAGCCTCCGGCACAACCCTGTCCCGCGACACTATTCTGGCTTCGTCCAACTCCGGCTCGGTTGTCACCTTCAGTGCTGGCACCAAGGACGTGTTTGTGGTGTACCCGGCGGGTAAGTCTATCAATTTGGATGCTTCTGGTAACGCAACGGCGTTGGGAACACCCGCTTCTTGCACGGTCACCAATTTTACCGGCACCGCCTCAATCAACATCAACGGAACGGTAGGTGCAACAACCCCGTCCACTGGTGCGTTTACGACGCTTAGTGCAACAGGTGTAGCAACATTCTCCGCAGGAAGCGCAGCCGCACCTGCAATTACGACATCAGGTGATACAAACAACGGTATTTTCTTCCCCGCCGCTGACGTTACTGCGATTACTACCGCCGGTTCAGAACGCATGCGTATCAACTCCTCCGGTAACTTGCTGGTGGGGACTACGAGCGTTCCAAGTGCCGCAGGTGTTTCTGGTTCTAATTCGTTTGTCCGTTCAGCCACAGACGCAACTTGGACATTACTTGCTCAAAATACGGCGGCATCTGGAGGTGCGAGAGGAATTATTGTTAATTATTCTGGGCAATCACCAAATGACACCACAAATGAAGCCTTCTTTTTTTACGACAGCGTAGGCACTAGATTTGGTGTTCGTTCAAATGGTGGCATAGAAAACTACCAAGCCAACGACGCCAACCTTTCCGACCGCCGCGAAAAGACCAACTTTGCACCGGCCAAGTCCTACCTCGACACCATCTGCGCTATACCCGTTCAGACGTTTAATTACATCGACCAGAACATGGAAGATGACCCCGGCCTGACGCTTGGTGTGGTGGCGCAGGACGTTCAAGCAGTCGCGCCTGAGATGGTGATGGAGTCGAACTGGGCTGGCCAAGACGAAGAACCAAAAATGCGGCTGTCCATTTACCAAACTGACTTGCAATACGCTTTGATGAAGTGTATTCAAGAACTCAAAGCTGAACTCGACACCGCCAAAGCCCGCATTGCAGCATTAGAAGCTCAATAAAGGAAAAACATGGGAACCAAAGAAATTGAGCTGAAACTGACTGTTGCTGAGGTTAATGGTATTCGGCAGGCTTTGGGGCAGATGCCCTATACGCAGGTAGTGTCTCTGGTGCTGAAAATCCAGCAGCAGGCGCAGGCGCAAGTTTCTGAGGCGCAAGAAGCCCAGTAACCCAAAAGGAGTAATGCCGTGGCATCTACATATAGTACTAACTTAAAAATCGAGCTGATGGGGGTGGGCGACCAATCCGGTACTTGGGGCACGACAAACAATACCAACCTTGGCACCGCGCTGGAGCAGGCGATAGTAGGCTACGGCAACCCGAATTTCACCACGGATGCCGATCTCACCATCACCCTGACGGATTCCAATGCCACCCAAACGGCACGGGCTTTCGCCCTCAATGTAACCTCCGGGGTGTCACTTACCACCACCCGGAACCTGATCGTCCCAACGATCCAAAAGCCTTATCTGATATACAACGCCACGACCGGTAGCCAGAGCATCGTCGTCAAGACTTCGGCAGGAACCGGTGTGACGGTGGCCAACGGGCGTAGGGTTTCGGTGTATGTGGATGGCACCAACGTTGTCGCGCAAGATATCGCCGGGGCATCAAACGCAGTTACGCAGGCATTTGGCACCAGCAATACTACGGTTGCGACCACCGCGTTTGTGCAGGCCGCTCTTGCTGCGCTCTATCCGGTTGGCTCTATTTACACCAACGCAACGAACTCCACGAATCCCGGTACTCTGCTTGGTTTCGGCACTTGGACAGCGTTTGGTGCTGGCCGGGTTATGGTGGGTTTGGATGCTGGCAATGCCGCGTTTGATACCGCAGAAGAGACCGGCGGTTCGGCAGATGCGATTGTAGTTAGCCATACGCACACGCTTACTGACCCGGGGCACACGCATGATCAGCAAGGACAGACTAAGTTAGCGCAAGTGGGTTCAGGTGCGGATAGCGCCAACAACAACGCCAATGCGATTGGGGGCACCACGAATTCAGCTACTACGGGTATTACTATCAGCTCCACTGGTGTTTCCGGCACTAATGCCAATCTGCAACCGTACATCGTAGTTTATATGTGGAAACGCACTGCCTAAAAGGAACCCATCATGGCCAAAAACTGGATCAAGTCAGCCATAAATAAACCGGGTGCTTTGCGTAGCGCCCTTGGTGCCAAACCCGGCAAACCGATCCCTGCTGGCAAGCTGGCAAAAGCCGCCAAGGCTCCGGGTAAGATGGGCCAACGCGCTCGCCTCGCCCAGACGCTGAAGAAACTGAAATAACGAAATGGCCGCCAGAAAGCCAAAGGCAGCAATTAAGGCTGTTCAACAGGAAAGTCCTGTTGACAAGGTGATCGGCTTGATCAAATGGGTAGATAACCCGTTTAAACTGTTTACCGTTCTCATCATTGCGACATTTGCCTTCGTTGGGTTCTTTGCTTGGGAAAGCCGTGAGGTTATTAAGTCTGCGTTTATTGCCCATGATAAGCTGGCTTCCTTGAAGTCTGATGTTGAGCTGCTGGACATATCCACTGCTTTAATCAAGGAGGCTGGTGGTGAAGTTGCCGTAGTTCACCAAGCTAATCTGATGATAAACAAACGTACAACTGTTCTGGCTGCGGATAAAAATGGCAGGAATAAATCGGTCGAAGGAACTGTCACCAGCATCTTTAACGAAAGCCCCGGCAGGAACAAGGCCGTGGTTGCCATGCTGAACGGAGAGGTGCTGTGCGAGGACTTCAAGGCGTCCTCAAAAGTCGGTGAATGGTTTGTAAAGAATGAAGTGACGTTTGTATGCCGAGGCTCCATCCCTCCTGAAATTGGCAAACTGGTCGGGTATATAAGCGTTGGTTTCAAGCAAAAACCCGACGACATAAATTCTGTAAAAGTAATACTTAATCAAGCTGCATCTAAAATGGTGAGGCAATCATAAATGAGTGACTTTGATTGGAAAGGTTTGCTGAAGACCGTTGCCCCTACTGCCGCCACACTACTTGGCGGCCCTCTGGCGGGTATGGCTGTGGAAGCGATTGCCAGTGCGATTGGTGAGCCGAATGCGACAAAAGAGCAGATCGTTGAGAAACTGCAGGCAGGCACACTCACCGCCGAGCAAATGGCCGCGCTCAAAACCGCAGAAGCCAATCTGAAGATCAAGCTGCGTGAGTTGGACATTGACTTGGAAAAGGTTCATGCAGGGGATCGTGCCAGTGCGCGGGAGATGGCAGCAAAGACAGGGGATGTCTGGACGCCTCGGATTCTGGCTTTCATTGTGCTGCTGACATGGGGGGTGGTGCAGTATCACCTGCTGACGGCTGTTGTGGACACAACCATGCGGGAACTCGTAGCGCGTCTGCTGGGCACATTGGATGCTGCCCTGATGGCTGTTCTGTATTATTACTACGGTTCTTCGGCTGGCTCCGCCGCCAAGAACGAAGCTCTGGCGAAAAAAGAATGACTCAGCTCACTGCAAACTTCTCCCTCGAAGAACTGACGCGCTCAGAGGCTGCGGATCGCAACGGATGGGACAACACCCCAAACGAGCAGGAAACGGCCAACCTGAAGCGATTGGCGGGCCTTCTGCAGCAGGTTAAGACGGCAGTTGGCGGTAAGGCGGTCATGATCAACTCGGGATTCCGGTCGAAGAAGGTGAACGACTCCGTAGGTTCCAAAGACAGCAGCCAGCATAGAAGTGGTTGTGCTGCCGACATCCGTGTTCCGGGGATGAAGCCCCGCGAGGTGGTGGAAGCCTGTATTGCTGCTGGTGTGCCGTTTGACCAGATCATCCTTGAATTCGACTCATGGACGCATATCTCGGTGCCGAGCCTTGAGGGAGTACAACCGCGCAATTCCCGATTGATTATCGACAAGCAGGGCACCCGCCCGTTTGCGTGAGGTGTAACAGATGCCATTATCCAAACTCCAGTTCAAGCCCGGGATCAATCGAGAAAATACTAATTATGCGTCGGAAGGCGGTTGGTTCGATGGCGACAAGATTCGCTTCCGCTCTGGATTCCCGGAGAAGATCGGTGGCTGGCAGAACCTCGCTGCGTCTGTCGGCGGGGCGGTCAACACCTACAAGGGTGTGTGTCGCAACCTCTGGAACTGGATCACGCTGAACAGCAGCAACCTGCTGGCACTGGGCACGGAGCAGAAGCTCTACATCGAGAACGGCGGGACTTACTACGACATCACCCCGATCCGTAACACCACTACCATCAACACCGATCCCTTCGCTATCACTAGCGGCTCCAAGCTGGTCACGGTTACGGATACTGCCCACGCCGCAACGGTAGGCACCTACGTCACCTTCTCTGGCGCTACCGGGGCGAACTACACGGCGTTCAACGCCGAGTTCGAGATCGTCGTAATCATCAGTGCGAACAGCTACCAGATCATCCTGCCGACTGCCGCCGCTGCGTCGGGCACCGGTGGTGGTGCTGCGGTCTCCGCTGCTTATCAGTTGAACTCCGGTAACTCCGTGGTCTCTTCCGGAACTGGCTGGGGTGTTGGCCCTTACAGCCGCGATGGCTACGGCGAAGAGTATTCCGGCACTGCCGTGGTTCAGGAAACCAACGCGCTTCGGCTGTGGTCGCTCGATAACTACGGGCAGGACTTGGTGACGGCAATCCGGGAAGGAGCAATGTATTACTGGGTCGCAGATACCACGACCGCGCCTCCTCGCGCCGTGACGCTGGAGAGCCTTGCGACGTTCTACGGTTACAGCGCAGCCTATGTCCCCAACCGGGTCTACGAGATTCACACCTCCGGTGTGCAGCGGTTTGGTATCGCTATTGGTGCAAACCCATACGACCCGACAGACGCGGAAACAGACTTCGATCCGATGCTGGTGCGCTGGTCTGACCAAGAGAACATCTTTCAGTGGGTGCCTGCTGCGGACAATCAGGCTGGCGAGCTTCGCCTATCGCACGGCTCCCAGTTGGTCACGGGAAGGCATGGTCGGCAGGAGTTCGTTGTCTGGTCTGACAGCGCCATCTACTCGATGCAGTATCTCGGCCCACCCTACATCTGGGGCATAAACCTGCTGATGGACGGTATCTCCATTGCCTCTCCGAACGCTGTAGTGGGTGCCAGCAACATCATGATGTGGATGGGCACTGACAAGTTCTACATCTACGATGGCGTCGTGAAGACGCTGCCTTGCTCGGTTCGTCAATTTATTTTTGACGACTTCAACTATGATCAAGCCTATCAGGTGGTCGCTGGCGGCAATGAGCAATACAGCGAAGTGTGGTGGTTCTATCCTTCGGCTGGCAGCAACGTGAATGACAGCTACGTCATCTACAACTACCTCGACAACATATGGTATTTCGGCCTTCTGAACCGCACGGCATGGATGGATTCTTCGCTGCGCTCCAAGCCGATGGGTGCATTTAGTGTGCGAACGACCTACCTGTCCGCGCAGGCAAGCGATACGGATACCACGCTGAACGTCATTGATGCGTCATCCTACCCATACACCGGCGTCCTGATCATCGACAGCGAGCAAATCTCATACACCAGCCGGACAACAACAGCCCTGAGTGGCTGCACACGAGGTTTAAACGGCACAACTGCAGCCTCCCACGTTGCCTACTCGACGGCTGGATTGGTGGCACCAAATCAAGTCATGTTCCACGAGACGGGCAACGATGATCTGGCCACCTCGACTCCCGTCCCGATTGAGGCGTATGTCAGCTCGTCCGACTTCGACATTGGCGATGGTCACAACTTCGGCTTCGTCTGGCGGATCATCCCGGACGTCACCTTTGATGGATCGACCACAGCATCACCAAAATACCCCGCTGTAACAATGGTTTGCAAGCCACGGCAGTTCTCAGGATCGGCATACGGCACTCCGGATTCCCCGTCAGTCACCAGCACCCAGAGCTACAACACGCAGCGCGTTTACACGGTGCAGCAGTTTACCGGGCAGGTTTACACCCGGGTGCGGGGTCGTCAGATGTCGTTCGAGATTCGCTCCACTGAGCAGGGTGTGGCGTGGCAGTTGGGTGTGCCGCGTGTAGACATTCGCCCGGACGGTCGTAAATAATGACTCTGGTTGTCACCTCTGAATATCAGCTCAATCGGGTCGCAACGCCTGTATTGCCGGTAGCCCCCACGGGCTACAACGAGCGGTATCAGAACCAGCTCAACAACATCCTGCGGCTGTATTTCAATGAACTGAACAACATTGTGGGGCAACTGACAGCGACCATGGCATCCTTACCTATCTCCTTCCCCGCTGCCTCCGTCGATGCCTTTGGGCGCTTGCGAGTCAGCAACCCATACACCCTGTTCGATAGCCAGAACCGCTATCAGAAGGACACGCAGTTCAACGAGACCCTGACCGGATCGGGAACCTCAACCTACGTCGCCAACGAGTCCAGCGTCGATCTGGCCGTGACTACCGCATCAGGCGACAAGGTTGTTCGTCAGACCAATCGGGTGTTCCCATACCAGCCGGGTAAGAGCTTGGAGGTGCTGGCAACCTTCGTGATGAATGCAGGGAAGACCAACCTGCGGCAGCGGGTAGGCTACTTCAACACCGACAACGGGGTGTTCTTCCAAGTCAGCGGAACAACCAATTCCTTCGTCCTTCGCACCAATACCAGCGGCACCCCGAGTGATGTCCGGACGGTGAATCAGGCTGATTGGAACGGCGACAAACTGGACGGCACGGGCGCTTCGGGACTGACCTTGGATATCACCAAGGCGCAGATTCTCTACATGGACTTTGAATGGCTTGGCGTTGGGTCGGTGCGTTGCGGCTTCATCATCAACGGCCAGATCATCATCTGCCACACATTCAACAATGCCAACGACATCGACAAGGTTTACATGACCACGGCGATCCTGCCGATACGGTATGAAATCGAGAACACCGGTGCCGCAGCGTCCGCCTCGACCTTGACCCAAATCTGCTCTTCAGTAATCTCTGAGGGCGGGTATGACCAGAAGGCTACGCCGCAATGGGCTCGGAGAACGACAACCCTGACCGGGGTCAGCACGACCTTCGTCCCGATTGTTTCCATCCGCCTGAAAAGCACGGCGCTTGGTGCGGTGGTCATCCCGTCTGTGTATCACGCTATCCCCATTAATTCGACCCTCGACTACGAAGTGGTCTTGATGCGGAACCCCACTTTGACCGGCGCATCTTGGGCAAGCAACTCGTCCAACGTGGAAATGGATGTAACGGCGACGGCGCTGACCGGCGGCACCATTGTTGATGTGGACTACGTTTCAGGCAGCAACCAAGGCAGCGGTGTGGTAAGCACCGGATCGGACTACAACTTTGACCTCCAGCTTGGCACAACGCTGGGCGGGGCCAGTGATATTTTCACGGTCGCCGCAAGAACAATCTCAGGCTCAGACGACATTATTGGTGCCATGTCTTACTATGACCTGACCGACTGACACATGATATTATGATGAAAATGCTTGGGGGTTTAAACCAATGAATCGAACCGCTGCTGGGCTTGCCGCATACGGTCGCAATGGCGACTCCACCCTTGTTCACATGAGCCCCGGAGAAGTCTCTGGGCTTCAGGCTTTTGCGAAAGCCAATGGAACGACCCTGACAGTTAATCCGCATACCGGACTGCCCGAGGCTTTCAATCTGAATGCTTTTCTGCCTGCAATAGCTGGTATCGGCCTAAGCGCTATGAGTGGTGGGGCCCTGACCCCATTGATGGCCGGTCTGATCGTTGGCGGCGTTCATGGCGCTGCAACCGGCTTTAAAAACCCTCTCCAAAGCGCAATGGCTGGCCTTGGTGGCTACGGTGGCGCTGGGATAGGGGCAGGCTTGGGCGCGGCTGGTGCGGCTGGCACAGAAGCAGCCGCCGCAACTTCCGCTGGAGAGGCCGCTAGAACAAACATTGATCCGGGGATGCTAGAAGGCATGTCTTCTGGAGAGGTCGCGCAAGCTGGAATTCAGTCGCCATATTTTTCCCAAGCTCAAAGCAACATTGATCCCGGAATGCTAGAAGGGATGTCTCAAGAGCAGGTTCTTGGGGCAAAAGTTCTTCCTCAAACGCCGATGGCGGCACCGGCTTCTCATGGTTTTTCTACTATGGGCAGGGGACTCTCCAATATGGTCGATCCCGGTCAAACCGGGACTACCGCTCGTGATGCCTTCATGGGTAAGGTTGATGGCGTTGGTGGTCTTGCGACAATGGCTGGTTCAGCCGCCGCCCCTGTCATGGCAATGGAGCCGGAGCAGATGGGCGGCACCAAGCCGATCTCCACTATCCGCCCCTACTCGTTTAACCGGGAAGTCACTCCGGGTGCATTCGATGATCTGACCGACAGCCGGGAGCGTCGTTACTTCAACGACCAATTCACCGCTGGCGAGCCGTATCAGCTTGCCAAGGGCGGTCTGGCGACCTTTGCTCGGGGCGGGAAGGCCAAGAAGCCTGATCCTCTGGAGCAGCGTTACGATATGGCTGACTTCCGTGATCCTCAGTCCATGCAGAAAAAGACCATGGGCATGTATCAGTATGCCGCTGGCCAGACTGTTCGTGGCCCGGGCGATGGCATGAGCGACGAGGTGAAGGCCAATATCGACGGCGTTCAGGAAGCCCGCCTCTCGGATGGCGAGTTCGTGATCCCTGCCGATGTGGTCTCCGGACTGGGCAATGGATCGACTGAGGCCGGATCGAAGCACCTGAAGGACATGATGGCGCGGGTCAGGAAGAGCAGGACGGGCAAGACCCGTCAGGCACCGCAGATCAAGGTTAAAGGTCTGATGCCAGCGTGAAGATCGACTTCGTTCCCCTCTCGGTGATCCATGATGTATGGCCATCAGTCGAGGGATACATCAAGAGTGGTCTTGAGTGGGGCGGAGATGATTACACGATTGACCAAGTAAGGATGATGGTCTCTCGTGGTGATTGGATGCTTTTGGTTGCAACCGATGATGGGAAGCTGCACGGTGCGGCTGTTGTGAACATCTACAACATGCCGAACTACAGGACGGCATTCATCATTGCGATTGGTGGCAAGCTTCT